GAATTCCCAAGCTCTACGTCTATCAGCACCACTAAGATATATCTGTGATCTAGAAGCATTAAGATCTATAGATCTGTAACTAGACCAAGTGTTGTAGTCGTCACCAGTGTGACGAACGTACATAGTGCCGGAAACCTTATCACCAATGATCTCTAACCTTCCATAGAACTTACGTTTAGTAGTTCCATTGTCTACGATGTCTGTAACAGTTCTACAATAAATAGGCTGTCCATTATCTTGATAGATTGTTGTACTTAGAGTATATATGGTTGCGGTATCATCATCAAGTAAATAAGCTTCATTAGCTACTTCGGCGTAGTAAGTAGGTCGAAAATAAGACTCTTGATAAGTACCGGGATTAGGTTGGTCATTAGACTGCAAGGAGTATTGCGTCCATGTATACCACATTTTAGAATTTAAATCGTATACCAAAGTCTTATGGTATGTGCCATGCAAAGTTAATATATAACAAGTATGCCCATTAAATTTGTAACAATAAGCAGATACTTGGCTTAAGTTATCAGCCTCTAAATGTTTATCAATGTTGCTAGTAGAAATCTTAGTAGGGCTAACACCGTCCATAAGGTACACACTACGACCATGAGTTTTGCTAGTACCCACCCAAAGAACTGTATTGTCTGTGGCTACTATACTGTCTCCTGAAGCGCAACCTACTTCAGAAGTATAGCTTTGAGACACAGCTAATGGAGATCCTGTAGGATTACCAACATCATAAAAAAATTGCAAACTAGTAGTACCAAAGGCTATTATGTAATTTAAATGTTTAACAATGCCCACTAGGTTGTCATTAGTTTGTTCAAAAGAAACAAAATCTAAAGCGTTCCAAGTAGTAGGATCTCCTACTACACAGTTATAAATACGATTAGTAGTAGTACCTATATAGATGTAGTTGTTTAAAAATACAGCTCCTGATACAAATGGCCCAGCAGGAAATGTTCCTCCTAGTGTACTAAATGTTCCGGTATTAGAATAAAGATAACCATTAACTTTATTTTGAATAAACAAATATGTTTCTAAAAAAGTTTTAGTAAAATAACTTTGGCTAGTAGAAACAGATGTACTTCCAATAGTAGTAGTTGCAAATCCACTGGGATTAGTTTGGTATAAAGTGTTACTAATAACAGACATAATCTTGCCATTAAAACTGGCTAGACCTTGACTCTTAAGATAAGCAGGGGGAGTAACAGGAGTAACTTGTGTCTTAGCTATTAGACCCGGACGTTTTATAAACTCACGTTTTTGATCTCTAGTTTCAAAGACGCAGTTAGACGAATAAGAATCTTTAGCAAAGGTTCCGTTACGACTCTCGATAGGTTGAGTAAGCGGTATACGTTCTGTAGCCATGCTTATCTCGCATAAGAGTTATTACCTACAGAACGAAAATCTGGGGCAAAAAAAGTGCTAGAGGCTTCAACGTCCCAATCGTCTAACATAGTTCTATACATAATTGCACGTTGAGCAATCTCTTGCCTAGCGTTCATAGGTACACCATATTCAAGAGCTAGTTGATCTGTAAGATTCCACACCAAACAATTCATCCATTCATTAGGAAAGTCTGGAATGTCGCTAGAAGTTAACACATCATTTAAAGGAAGCTGTACAACAAGGTGCAATTCCATATTAGTACTAGTGCTGCTATCAGGAGTCAAGTACACATACAAGATACCGTTGTTAACTTTAGGATCATAAAATACTGTGTTAGTAGATCCTGTAGAAAACTTAGAACCTAGTACGTTGTATTCTTGTTTAGACACTAGCATTACAGGCACATCAATATATGGTGTGCTTTGTAAATTACGGTAAAACCCCTGAATAGCTTTAAGTGGTCTGTCTGTAATAGGTACTGTAGGGGCTAACGAGTTGTACATAGTTACTGAAGTAGCCCCACCTAAAATGTAAGCTGTCTTATTTGTAACTAGTGGAATAATAATTTCAGCATTCTTCCACAACTTTAAACCTTCAGTACTTAATTGTTTAACAAGCAAATTTAAAGACATGCTTGCATTAGCAATAGTCTCTGCATCAGGCGTAGCTCCAATTTCTAATACACCTACTTTACGAAGTGCAGAAGCAATAATTTGATCACGAGAAATAGTGTAGGTAGAACTCATTGTTTTATCCTATTAGAAATTCATTTAAATTAGGAGCTGTTTTACCTGCTATAGCACAGCCAGCAATAGCTTGAAAAGATATAGCTTGAGTACCTTCTAGGGTACACACAGGAATACCTGTGTTAATTATGTTTGCTCTAGCGCAGTCTGCTACCCCATAGTCTGCTATACCCTGTGTAGTCAAGGGAGTACATACAAACAGAAAAGTATCTTGTGGTTCAGAACGAGTAAAAGGTGGGGCTATTTTATCAGCTACACCATGTACAAAGTCTTGAGGCTGTCTAGGTTCCCAGTCCCCATCACACACCATCAATCCATCCCAACGCAATCGTAAATCGTTAGACTTGTACTGTCTACCGCAGACATCACAGATTACAAGCCAAGACCCTGAATCAAATCTTGGTTTAGACATGGTACTTAACCTATAAACTCTACAAGAGCATTAATAGGAACACCTTCACTAAATGTAATAGTTGTTGATGTAGTTTCTGTATAACTAGAACTTAGTATTTGTCGTATACCATTGATGTATACATCTAAAGTTTTAGCACCAACAGTATATGTAAAAGGAACTGTAAATACAGTTTGTCCAGACGTAGCTGTAACTGTTCCACGCAGTCTACCTTGGTATACATAGTTGTTTACATCATTAAGCCATGCAGCAACTATAGGGGTAGAGTTGTCTATAAAGTAAGTAGTTGCCATTGCTTGTTCCTAATAACATATTAAGTAATATATGTGTGCTTACTTGTCTTGTTTGTTGTCTAACTTATCAAAGATTTTACTAAGCATAGATTTGATCTCACTCATGTCTTGTCGATAATCATCTCTAGCTATGTAAGTCTTAGGCAAGTCTTCTTTAAGATTAGACAGGTCAGACTTAAGCTCTTTAACAGCAGACCATAATTCTCTGGCAAACCATCCAAGAACAGTGAAGCCAATCCCTAGAATTGTGTCAATAAGGTTTTGTGGTTCCATAGTCTATTACATCAACTGTGCAGACTGTGCAGCCACATAAGCAGCAATTACTGCAGGTGTATGGATAGATGCTGCAATAGCTTGCACCTTGGCATCTTCACCACTTACGTCTGCGCCAGGCACAACAATGTGGCGGTGTAATGTGTAATTGATTTGCTCACCGTTTTCTATAATGGCAGTTTTAGTGCGAACTTGAATAGAGCCGTTTTTAACAACTTCAATCAAATCAACAGATACATTGTTTTCAATAGACATGTTTTTTCCTTAAAAAATGATTACGCCAATGTGTAAGAAATAGATGGGCCTCTAACAAGAATTGCTCCTGATGCAGACCAAACAGAGCCAGCGCCATTTGAAAACAACGTAAATATGCCGCCAGAATCTAAACTGGAAAACCCATTAAAAGATGTTGATGCTCCAACGTATCCTGTAATCGGAAAAAATTTAGTGTTAACAGGGAACATAGAACTAGGTAAACCTGTGATTACTTTATTTACGTTACCGCTAGTTCCTGACAAACTAGGCAAATCTAAGGTTACTTGATTTCCATTAATAGTGTATTTTGCAGTTCCTGTTGCTATGACAGCGCCAGCGTTATTAGTATCCCTCAAAGACATGGTGAGAGAACCTTGTTCATAATAAGTGTTGATATTTGTAGCGTTATTAACACCATTATTTGTATATGCAGGGTTTCCTATGATGTTATAAAACCTAAATCCCGATGTGTATGTATTTAGAAATACAGGGGATGTGTAAGATATGCTGCTTGACGGGCCACCCGTGCAAATATAGCAATTTCTAAATTCAAAATTATTGCCGCAATCAACATATATGTTTGGCTTGGAAACAGTTGGTGTTGCAGTCATGTACGATACAAACGTGCAATTATGGAACAACATATTGGAAGGCGTGTTCAACGTGTTGTAGCTTCTAACTTCAGCATCTGACAATAAATTGGCGCGTGTAAAGTCTACAGCCCCGTTTGCTTCAAAGTGACAAGTGCTAAAAAGACCTTCATTATTTGCGCTAACACCAGAGGCATCATTCCATTCATAAAGAACCAAGCCTTCACGCTGATTACTTTCAATAACACAATTTGAAAATGTGTAACCCGATAGTTGTTCACAACGAATACCTACTAAGTTGCCTCTAAATGTTGAGTTTGTAATGTACGCAATAGTATTGGCAGCACCAGCAGTAACCACAGCCCCAATTCCAACCAACAGCCCAAAAGTAGTGTTGGCAATGCAAGCCACTTTATTTAATAAAGTTGAATTTACCCAAGATTTAAGCCATATACCAGCAACATTAAAATATGTGCAAACAACATGGTCAAGTTCCACGTTGCCGCTAATAATTACGCCGTAATCAACTTGACTTGATCCAACCAAGTACAAATTAGACAGTTTTGCATACGGGCCAGCAGTAGCTGTGCTTCCTGTTGAAATGTCAAATGCTGCAACAACTGCACCAGTTTGTGCTGAAAACTTTAAAGTAGTACCGCCCTCATTGTCATCATAAGCAATGCCACTACCAGCACCAATGATAGAAATACATTTTTTTGTAGGCCCAATTATGATTCCGGGGTCAACAAAATATGTTCCGTTAGGAATAAAAATTGTACCTCCAGCAGTTCCTAATGAATCAATGGCAGCCTGAAGCGCGTTTTTATTTGTGGTTGCGTTATATACACCAGCAGAAGAAACCATGCCAAAATCTAATACGTTGATTACTGCACCAGCAATCATTGAATAGGATGCTTTTGTTAAACTCATTTTTTACCCTTTTATGCCCAAGGCAAATTAGAAACATTTATCTGGCTGTGTTGTTTAACTTGATATTGAAGTTGATTTTTCATAGCCCTAATTACACTATCGCCCAGTTCATTTTCTACCCAGCTAATAACATCGCTTTCTTGCAAAGAAGAAAATTCAATGAAAGTACTTGGATTGGGATAGAC